ATTCTTAGCGATGGCAGAAAGAATTATTATGAACGAAGTTAAAAAAATGGAATGGAATAGCATGATGTCAATGACTGGCAACAAGCTTTCTAAATTTAACGCAATCGATCAGAATTTAAACTGCTCACAATTAATGCGTAATGCTGGATTAGATTGGACTGTGAACAAAGTTCCAGTTCAAGCTACCATTGATGATAAAACTATTACTTCAGATAAATTATATTCATTAGTTAAATCTGACGGTAATAAAATTTTAGTTAGTGGTTTAACTGATCAGTATCATGTAATGCAAAATGAGAAAATGGCTCAGCTTGGTGATTATTTCGCAAGTTTAGCTGGTGTATCATTTGAGCATTGCTTTAATTATAAAGATGATAAGGCAATTACTTTCCTTGCTAATACTGGCGCTAGTTTCAATATTGGTAATGATGAAGTAAAAAATTATCTTATGCTTACTAACTTTCATACTGGAAGAGATAAAGGCAAGATTAATACTACTAATGTTAATCCTGTATGTGAAAATACTTTTTTACAAGCTTTATCTGATATTGAACAATTCTATATTGGTATTACTCATAGAGTTGAATTTAATGACAAAATGGAAGAGTTAGTTAGAATTAAAATTAATGACGCATTAAAATCTAATGAGGTTTATAAGGAACAAGCAGAAACAGCTTAATAGTTATTCATTAACTGAAAGTGATATGCTTAAATACTTTATCCTTGTTTACAATCCTAAGCTTATTGCTGATTATGATAAAAGCAAAAAAGATTATTCTTTTTTTAATGATCTATCTGGCAATAAACAAATCAAGTCTTGTTATGGTGTTTGGCATGATACTTATGAGAACAATGGTAATACTTACAAGCTTGAGAATACTGGTAATGATGTAAGAGAAGACACATTATGGAAAGCCTTTAATTGCATTACTTACAACGAAGACCATTTAAGAAGTGGTGATCGTTTAGCTAATACCTTTATCACTAATGGTAAAGATAATGTTAAAAGCAAAGCAATGGAAGTTGCTTTAGAAATGGCTGCATAGAATAAGTTTACGCGGTCAACGAAACTAGAACCCCAGTCAAGCCATCGCTACTGGGGTTTTTTTATGCGTGTCAATAGGACAAATTGTCGCACCCTTCGGGTGCATACTTTATTAACAATGTCAATGCGACATAATGTCGCACCCCCTGCGGGGGTACTACATCTTGTGTCCTCGCTTCGCTCGGGTATACTACATCTAGTGGCTGTGGATAACTCGCCCCCCTTCGGGGGGTACTATATCTAGTATACAAAAATCTTGGAACATACTACATCTAGTGGCCCCCCTTCGGGGGGCACCCCCTAAATACCAGATCGGAGTCCCAAAGTTTTTGCTGTAAACACTATTCCAGACAAACACACACCCCTAAATACATACGAACTAAAATATTGATTATCCCATAAAAATATTATATAAAATTTTTCATAATGGTTCATCAAAGTGAAGTAGAACTTCAAACATTATTAATCCAAGAACATTTGAAAAAGCTGCAATCTGCAGAAAAAAATTTCATACCGTTTGTTCGACATGTTTGGCCAGATTTTATTTCTGGATATCATCACAGAAAAATTGCAAAAAAATTTGAAGACATACGGGATAAAAAAATAAAGCGTTTGATTGTTAATATGCCACCAAGACATACAAAATCAGAGTTTGCTTCTTTTTTATTTCCATCTTGGTTAGTGGGTAATAATCCACAATTAAAAATTATACAAACAACCCACAATACAGAACTTGCTGTTAGATTTGGTCGTAAGATGAAGAATCTTATTGATAGTCAAGTTTATCAACAAGTCTTTGATGAAGTTGCGATATCCGCGGACAGTAAAGCGGCTGGCCGTTGGGAAACAAATAAAGGCGGCGAGTACTTTGCAGCGGGCGTTGGTTCAAGTATCACGGGCCGTGGTGCAGACTTATTAATCATTGATGATCCACACTCGGAGCAAGACGCTTTATCCGAGACAGCATTTGATAATGCGTATGAATGGTACACCTCCGGACCAAGACAACGTCTACAACCA